AAACAACAGAGATTGTTCTACACATTGGGTGCAATTGCAATCGCTTCTGCCACGCTATACATGATGAATAAGGATGATGAGGACTTTAAGAAGCGCCCAGATTGGGATAGAGATAACTTTTGGTGGTTTAAGGTTGGCGATACTGCTTTCCGTATTCCAAAGCCATATGAAATTGGTGGTATCGGCACATTAGCAGAACGTGGTTTAGAGCAGTTTGCTGATGATAGTGTAGAGAGCAAAGTATTCTTTAGTCGTATGGGACAATACTTCTTAGATACTTTATCTTTAGACCCTACTCCACAAGCTATTAAGCCTATGTGGAACGTTTTAAATAATAAAGATAGCTTTACTGGTGCGCCAATTGAAACGCCTGGCATGGAGCGCTATACAAAGACAGAGAGATATGCAGATAGAACCTCTGGTGTAGCTAAAGGAATCAGTAAGGGCATTAACCTCCCATTAAGCGCAGTAGGGTTGGAAAACTCTGGACCATCACCAGTGCAGATTGATTATCTTGCACAGGGATATCTAGGTTGGTTGGGTGGTATACTAGGCTCTACAGCAGCGCGAGCATTTGAAGATAAGCCGACTAAGCCATTATTGGATGCTATCGGTATTGCTCAGACAGAACCAGAGACTAACTCTAAATATATTACGGATTTCTATCAGAGTAATGCCAAGATACAAAACCATTTCAATGATCTCAAGCGTTATGCAGAACAGGGCGACAATGAAAAGGTTGCTGAGATAATGAAAGAGAAGGGCAACTTAATTGGTCTACAGAAGTTATACAACCAAACTGTAAACCAATTGGCGCAACAACGTAAATACATTCAAATGATTTCAGAGCAAACGGATATCCCTAGAGACGAAAGAGAAAGAATGATTGTTGCCCAAAAAGTTATTATGTCTAAGACGGCAGAAAACGTAGAGAATATTAGAAAATCATTTAAGTAATTCATCTTCTGCCATTTGACAAAAAATGCTGCACTCTATGTTTGGTTCTTTTGGATAGTTACCATCGGTGGGTTTTAACTCATCGAGGTATCTATCTTTAAATACTTTCTGCTGTTTAAATCTTTCTAGCTTAGCCATGCGGTCAAACTGCTCTGGGAAGTCTATTTTAATTTTATTCCAATATCCCATGCCGCCTTTAACACAACCGATGCAATTATTATTGTTGTATCCAAGTCGATACATCATAGGGAGTTCAATGCCAGCATTTTCTAACATGGCCAAACAATCTTCCTTGCCTAGTCTTTTGTCAATTAACGGTGTCCATATATCCACATCATTATTGGCATCTATAAATCGGTCTAGCCGGGCTTGCTCTTCGGCGGTATAACCAAACACCTGTCTGTCTCCAACTTGCTCAAACTTTTGTCTAACACCCTTTTTGAGGGTTCTTGTACAAGGAGCGCCTTTAGGGGTTTTAATGTAGTTCTTTTCAAATACTTTATAGATGGACCTATCGTATCTATCGTTGCCCAAGATAAGGATGTCTTGCCCAAACCATTTTTCACAATCAGCTAAGAACCTTTTGTTATCTGGATGCTCTTCAATTACTTCCGTGTAGGCAATGATTAGGGGAAGTTTTCCTGCATTCTCAGCAATCGCTAATTTTGTGGCAACAGCAGAGGCCGCTCCACAACTAAACCAACATACAATTCTACTCATTTAACCTCCAGATGATCATTCTCAAATAGCCATCCTATTGTTTTTCTATGTGCTTCGTCAAAGAATTCTGATCTTTGTTGTTTGCTTAGTGTTTTACCTTGGTCATATAGCATATGGCAGATGTAGCATAGGGCGGCAATTCGATAGTCATTTGCTTTAATGCCCCTACCCTTGCCGTCACGTAATTGATTGGAGTGTGCCGCCACCACTGTCCCGTCCTTGGTGTTGCATATTTGGCATGGCGCTTCTCTCACTATCTCCAGTAGCTTTTTGTTTCTGTACATAATATATCCCCTTTTCTTCGGTTATTGTATAACCAATTAAGAGATATTGTTGTTGTAAATTATCCACTTTGTCTAAAAGGTTGTTAAATTAATGAAATTGTTTTATTATTCAATAGATTACACTAAGGGAAAATCATGTCCGCAAGAAATTTATCTCAAGAGTTAATGCAAGAAGCTATTGATGCTTTTAATGTAACACAATCTAAAACTGAAGCCGCTAAATTATTACAACTTAATCCTAACACATATCGAGCTCGGTATAATAGTGCAATTCGAGCGGGAATAGTCCCCAATGAAATAAAAGAAGATTCTCTGATTGATAAATTAGCAGAAGCCCAAGATAAAATAAGACAACTAGAATCATCCGTTGCCAGCCACCAGCAAGACCAACTTACCGCAGAGTACATTAAAAAGAAAATCATTAAACTGCGAGATGGAAATCCAAAAATACCTAACTGGTTAGTCAAAAAAATAATTAAAAAAACATTTGCAGGCGTACCAACTTTATTTGCATCAGATTGGCACTGGGGTGAGGTGGTTGATCCCAATCAAATTAATGGAGTAAATGAATACAATTTAGAAATTTCACAGAATCGTGCGCGGCAAATGATAGAAAAAGCAGTTGATTTATTAAAAAATTATGTAGCTCATGCAAATTATCCAGGCATTGTATTTGTCCTTGGCGGTGACATGGTTTCAGGAGATATCCATGATGAGCTATCTGCCACTAATGAAAAAGAAATTATGCCAGTTATATTGGATTTGTTTGGAGTCCTATGTTGGTGTATTGAAACCTTAGCGAATGAATTTGACAATGTATTCATCCCCTGTGTATCTGGAAATCACGGACGCAATACCTTTAAAATTCGGAATAAGGGTAGAAATTTTACGTCATTTGATTGGCTCACCTATCAGTTTTTAGCCAAGAGATTTGAGAATGATCCTAGAGTTACTTTCCATATACCAGATGGTCCGGATGCCTATTATTCTATTTTTGGGCATAAGTATTTACTCACACACGGAGATCAATTTCGTGGGGGCGAGGGCGTGATTGGCGCCCTTGGGCCCATCATTCGCGGGGATCATAGGAAACGATCAAGAAACTCACAGATAGATATGAGTTATGACACCATGTTACTTGGCCACTGGCACCAGTTAATTCAATTAGAGAGATTAATCGTTAATGGATCGCTTAAAGGGTATGACGAATATGCTTACTCTAATAACTTTGGCTTTGAGCCGCCTAGACAAGCAATGTGGATTACCCATCCGGAGCATGGCATAACATTTAGTATTCCGGTTTATGTAGACAAGCAAAAGAAAGAAGTGGTCAAAGAGTGGATTAGCTGGAAATGACGCCCACTCCTCAGATGCTTGAAGCAATATATGTGCTTATTTGCCAGCTACCTCCAGTTTCAGAGTGGAAAATGCCTAAATCTGGAGATATTAAATTTGATGTGGCCGATAAAGTATTTCTTAACGAGCAAGAGTGCTATGCAACTTACACCTTTGATGCCGAGAAAAAGACTCATGAAATACTGGTAAGCATATCAATGAATACAAGTTTTGAACACATCTTAACAAGTCTTCTTCATGAATGCATACATATGCGAAGAACACGCAGAAGTAATGAATGGGATTTACATGACAGCACATTCAAGAAATATGCAAAAATTATTTGCAAAGAATATGGACTCAATAGAATTGGGTTTTAAATTTACCCATGATTAGCAAATTTACCAAAATATTTATTTCTTGCTTCGGTTGCCACCAAGTCAGCTAATTCAATATCATCAAAACGACCTATTTTTATACTTTTTTTATTTACTGTTAAAGAAACTAACCATTTTTTTGTAAATTTGTCCCAAGATACATTTTTATAATTAGATTTATTTCTAATGTTAATTTTTTGATTTAAAGAATTTTGTGCTTTTGTGGTTTCCCTTAAATTTTCTATTTTATTGTTAAGTTTATTGCAATCTATATGATCTATGTATTCAGGTAAATAACCTTTAAACATTAAAAAAATTAAGCGGTGGATTTTATATTTTTTATTATTCAGTTGCACAGAATAATATCCATTTCCAATTGACCCTACTTTTACGCCAACATATTTTTTTCTATAATTAATTTTTGAAAATAATTCGCCATCTTTATATTCAAAGATGGATTGTAAATACTCTTGGGTTATAATTTGTTCAGCCATGCAATACTCCTATATTGTGGTGGTTAGAAGCCCTTATTGGTTTGCAGACCTTTAAGGGTTTTGTTTATTTTAACATAAATATGCCAAACTAATTTGTGAAGAATATAAATTACCAAGAATAGGATTTTAAGATGTACCAATAATGATACAAAAGTTACTTAAAGATAACTAATGTGTTACATATTATGCAAAAGTTCCCTATCGGTAACATTATGGGTAAATAGTTTGAATTATTTGCCAAAAGTTACCGAACGGGTTATTTACAAGAAATATTTCAAACTATTTAAAATCTGTTGACTTAATAACTGGCTTTTCATATGCAGACCCAAGCATTTCTAAAACGGACTTCAACTCCTCAATAGTGTCACCAAGTAACTTTGCAGAACAAAAGCCTGTCGGTTTTCCTATGGCGTTGTAATAAACTTCACAAATTTCATAAGTGGGCTCTTTGGTTACTTCATCCGTGGTTTTTACTATTCTATAGTTCCACATCATTAAACCTTTCCATCTCTACCAAGTCTTTCTTTGGAGCAATGTAAGACTCGGAAGATTCAATAGCTCGCTCAATGATTGCCATTAAACCTTCTCCGGATAAAAAATTGATTGTCTCCCTATCTAGTTCAACTGTAGCAATTGCTGATCCATCTTCATTCTCTGAAATTATTTCTAATTTAACCTTCATTCCCAAACCTTTTTAAATAAACGTCTAATTTTCCACATTAACAAATTTGTTACACTTCTATCTCTTAGTTGCTCTTGGAGCTTGTGATTCATATTTAATAACTCACTGTGGTGCATGGCTAATAAATTGTAAGCCTTTTTCGCATCTTCTAATGTAAACTCATAAACCCACTTTGCATCTTTCATATTTCCCTCGTAATATATTTAAAACATACATACACATACGCCACTATAAGGGCGTTTAACCAAACGCTAAATAAAAAATCAATTAAACGGCCCATATTATTTATTGCCCCCTTGCCATTTCAGTTAAAAAAATAATTAATCCACACATTGTGGAGGCTATTAATAAGCAAAATATATACATTTTCATAGTAAATCCATAGCTAAATTAAGGTTGATTCGGTCTCGAATTTCTTGCAGAGTAACACTTCTACTAGATGCACCATTGATAAAGACCCTTTTTAATTGATCTTTTGCAAAATCAAATGAAGGCTGAACTTGGTCAACCACATAAAGCTCATTAACTTCATTTCTTAAAACCGCTACCTTACCTTTTGCGGAAAACTTTGTGCCATCATCTGTCTTGGGGCGTTTAAATATTTCATGTGGCTCACCATTAATCTCTGCATAAGTGGCCTTAATTGCGTAGCCGTCTGTGTCCCTGGTCACATACTGATAAGTGTAACTACCGATACCAAATACAATATTAGTAGAAGCAAACCCTTTCTGTTCTAATCTCTCACAGATTTCTTTGGCACGTTCATAAGTAATAGAATCGCCATAAATAAGCCCAACATGAGGATCTAATTCCTTGTAACCCTTATCATTAATTGTGCCGCCAAACACATCCCATAAACACTGCACTGCACCCCTGTAAGTATATTTATCCCTCATGTCTGGATCACCACAAATAATCTTTATTGGGTCTCCGGAGTCAGGTCTAAATACCACTTTACCATCTCGCGCAAGAATCTTATCCTTGAGAGTAACTGTATACTCGGACATCACTTTCCAAAAGTCCCAAGAGTCTGAAACAATACTCACAATACCAGATGGATAAATATCTTCAATTAATCGTCTAAACGTTTCTACTTCGTTTACTTCTCCACCAGCGCACATAACCGAATGCTCTGTTGCTGCAACGCTACCACCAATTAATTCTTTTTCACAATCTGCCTCATAATACTTCTCTAAGAAGTCGATTGCCGGAATGGTATCTGTGCCTGTAAAACATAATAAATGGGCTGCACCGCTCATCATAGCTGCTTCTAAGCCGAACATTCCTCTAAAGCTAAAGTCATGCGCCTGCCAATTTACAAAATCTAAGCTTCCACCTGTTTTATTCGCAAACTCAGTCAACAATTTTTTGTATGCATAAGCAGTGGTAGCACTTGTACACATTCCCCATAGGGTTGTGCTAATGATTGTTTCTAGATAATTGGTAATCCAAAAGAATTCCGGATGAGTATTGGTGATTGTCATGCATGGCACTCGTGTTGGGTATACCGTACCCTCTGGCAATGCACAAATTTCAATTGGTAGATATCCTAAATCATACAGTGCTTCGATGTGTTCAGTGCCAACATTATTTGGACCAAGATAGTTATCAATACGGCGTTTAAACTGTTTAATAACCGCTTTCTTTGGTCTCCAAAAGAATCCATTATTCCATTCATCTAATAAGTAATGCTCGATGAAATACTGTAAGCCAAAGAATACCATTTTATCGGTGTATTCTCTGCGAGTTTTTCTTGCTGTTAAATTGCTATAAATTACTTGTGTTCCCTCTGGATACTGTCTGCGATGGTCTACTTTATACCCATCAATTGCTGTGCTTGGAATCATTATTTCCCCTTAAATAAATTGAAAAACATTAGTTACTTCCAAATAGTCGGTTGATGCTAATTCATTAATGCTATTTGTTGTAATGATTTTATCAATACCACTCTCTTTCATGTGTTGTAAATTCGCAACTCCTTCATAATGAGACACAATTAATATAATTTCTCCTGCATTTTTCTCCCTTAACTTCTTGGCGAGCTCCATAAAAGTTCTGCCACCAGAGCAAATGTCATCCACAATAATGCAGGTTTGCCCATTGAGATCAGAACAATAAACCTCTGTTCCGGTAATTTCCCCTGTTGTGGTATTGCGAATCTTATCAGCACGAATAACAGGTGGGCCATCTAGAAATTGAGATAAAGAATAGATTTTTTTATTGGATCCCGCATCTGGCGAAACAAGGATGTAATTCTGCCATTCGTATGCATTAATAGCTGTTGCTACAAGCCCGTGATTATCAATGGAAAAGACATTGTTAATCAAAGCAGGTGTAACATCGCTATGTGGGTCAAAAATGTATACCCTATCAAACTGTTGTAGGTTAATAATATCGGCATAAACTTTTACAGTAAGTGGCTCACCTCGTACATTAATTCGATCCTGTCTAGAGCCTGGAAAATATGGAGCAATTAATTCAAGATGCTTTATACCCCTGCGTCTAAGAGCATCAACCTTTAATAACATTTTAAAAAAAGATTCATCTCCAGTATATTTTAAATATACTTTCGCATCAGTATCATAATTTTCTAAAACAATATGTTGCTCACCGCTTTTAAATTTAAAACAATTCATTTATTACTCCTTTATCTTTGTTGATATGTTTTCAGCAAACGTAATTAACCCATCAGTAAACCGATCTCCGCCGTCAACATAAAATCGTAACTCGCCAAATTTTGATTTAACTTGGGTAGCTACAACCTGTGGCAACTCATGGGCATCCAAGTATGTTTGTATGGAATGACATAGCGTATCTATCAAATCATACCAACCATCGCCGCACTCAAACCCCCAGCACATACAAGTTTCAGTCATTGGCCAATTGCGTTGTGCAAATATCTTTGGATACTTAGCACATAATGCATCATCTAACTCTTTATTCATTTATTCCCCCTATAACCAACTTTTTTTCAAAACAAACCTTTTACGGTTTCTGCCATATGTTGTTACATCTATTTGCCTATACTTCAACTTCAACTTCTTATTAAATCTTATTGCACTATTTAAATTAGTTGTTTCAATAAAGTTTTTCCATAACCCTGGCTTCTCAATTGGTCTGTTTACATGGACTGAGTACAATGTGCGCCTATTCCAACAGCGTTTCATTTGTGAAATCCTTTCCAGTATTGGACCTTGCTTTTTAAATTCTCAATTTCTTGGTCTTTATCCTCAATTAAATTTTCATACGAATGAATAATGTTCTTTTGTGCAGACATTTGGTTTCTATATAAATCAAATGAAATTTTGTGACTGTTTAAATAAAATACTGCATCTTCTGTTGCTTTCTGATACTCATCCCCTTTGGCATATTCGTCTAGCTTCTCAATCACTTCGGTGATGCTCATCCATGTTTTTGGTTCATTCATTTCTCACTCGCTTTCTTTAATTCTTTAAGTTCTTTATCTAACTCAACTGACATATCTCTATACTTAATCCACCAAGTTTCGTATGACATACTTGCTGCTTTTGCCAATGCTAATTCTTGTTTTAATTTTTCAATCTCTTGTGCTTGTTGTCGTAGCATATTTGCTGCCGCCAAAAGTTGTTCTCTGTTGCCTAACCAGTTTTTTAAAGCATCTGCTAAGTCATTTGGTGTCCATTCCATATACGATGGTTTAAGCCTTAAAGTCATTTGATTCCATCCCATAAAATAAATTTTTTATTAAAATCAATTTTGTAAATTGTTTTTTTAATTAATCCACCAGTAACAATAACTTCAACATCCAATTGGTCATCGTGGATATTTAAAACTTTACAATACCAAACAGGCAGACCTGTATAAGGACTTACTGGAAAAGAAGTGTAAGTCCCTGTGTCCCCAATATTTACTGTCATTTCTCACTCGCTTTCTTTAGTATTGCTCTTGCAAAATCATGTATTTCATACAGTCTTTTTTTACCAAATGGTTCGCTGACTTCTTTATACACTTGGCTTATTTCCTCATCTGTTAGTGCTTTTCTTGCATCGCATCTAAAACATCCTTGCTTACAGTATTGGCATTCTGTATCTTTCGTTAGTTCACTCATTTTTCACTCGCTTTCTTTAGTATTGCTCTTGCAAATTCATATATTGGTGCGTAACCTTTAATTTCGGGAATAGAACTATAAACTTTTTCTATTTCCTCATCACTCAATTCACGAAATTTATATTTTTCACGCAAAGGTCTTGCTTCCGCATAAAATTTTTCCACTTGTTCTTTGCGAAAAATATCATCGTTTTCGTCATCACGCATTGGATGTATGTAAAGTGGGGTAAACAAAGGCAAATCAAATTGATTAGGCTTTTCTGTTTTAAATATTTGTCCTGAATTAGTGTGCATCCAAGCAACAGGCAACTGTTCAGAATTTCCGATTGGTTCATTTATCTCTCCCACATTAATGAGGGAGACATTTGTTTGAACCCTAGTATATGAACATATTGAACAACTAATTGCTGGTATATTGTGTTGACAATAATAGTTATTAAATTCATTCATTTTTCATCCCATTCATTACATATTGCAAATTTATTTGTATAAAACTCGCCCAAATTACAGTAAGGTCTTACTTTTCTTGGCATACTATTTACTAATTTCGTATATCCCGGCTTAAAATTTTTACAGTTATTACATCTTGTACAATCTAAATCATAATTATGTTTATCTTTAAATTCTGCAATTGCTGGTGATCTACTCATTTTTTTAATTCTCCAATTAATGAACAATGCAATGGATTTAAATGAATTAATAGTTCAACCGGGATTTTTTCTTTATTGATAATTTTGATAAAAATATCAATTTCCATTTTAAATTCTTCAAGCCTTTTTTCTTGTTCATATAACATAATTGACGCGTTAATAATCCAATTATCTGTAGCTTTATACTCATCAGTAATTGCATTGTTTGCAGCAATTATTAATTGATTAGCATTTATATATCCTTTTGGGTTAATACATTCACTCATCTTTGCTATCCTCAAAAAAATCGCTTAACTTAAAACCCTTGGATTCAAGCAAAAGTTTTGCTTTATCTAACGCGCGTTTTGTTTGCATATGAGCTGTCTTCATTGGCACATTTAATTCTTTACCCATGTCGTCATATTTCATTAGTTCATTTTGTTCCATGCTTACTCCGGCAAAGTTCTTTCTCTTTTATTGTAAAATCTGGACTGATCTCAGCTAACGAGCAGTCTTTGATTGATTGTATATTGCCGTCTATATTTAGCAAGGTTCTTAGCAAGGCAATGTGCAATAAAACAACAACAGAAATACTAATACTCAATATAAGTAATTTCATAAAACCACCTTTTTCTCATATAAAATAAAATCAGAGACAGGGTATTTCATTTGCGTCCCATTGACCCATACGGCATTAATCAAATCGTCGGCAATATAGAAACACCCGTCAATTGTTATCCCTTCAGATGTATACATATAAATACGATTTAATTTTTTATAAACCTTGCCATCTAAGTCTTTACAGACTTCGTTGGTGATAATAATTTTGCCCCCAGCATTGTTATTGATCCAAGCAATGCCTTCCGCCACCGATAAAAAACTTACAAATAAAAGGGATAACAATATTTTTTTCATTCACCATTCTCCAAATTTAAAATTGCTCTATTTAAATACCATTGGGCTTTCTTAAGATCTTGCAATCTATTGCCTTTGTAATCTGCTCGCGTAATGTATTTAACAACATTTCCGAGATGGTAATTAAGTCCTTTAGCTTCAATGAAGTCGATAGTTTCGATACCGCCAACCTTATAATGGCTTGGATGGTTTACCGCATCACATTTAGGCTCTTCTTCCTCCCACCACTTTGGGTGTTCTGGAGAAGGCGGCGTTGTATCAATTTCTTTATACATTTTTCCGGATATCCCTGTAAATTCTTTCATTTCATTTTCCTTTGTATTTTTGGGTACTGTTCTTGTTAAAACAACTGTTACATTTCCATCTTTTTACATTTTTATTTGCGGTATTAATAAACTTCATATCCGCCACCAACTTAAACGTCTGACACGAGCTACAAAACTTCTTATCCAACCTTTTTTCTCCTTGCTTTTACAATCCCCTCTTGAGGGTTTAAATGTTCCATCATTAAATCAGCCATATCAAAAGATAAACTAACAACCATTTCATTGGGGTAAACACTTTTTTGAATCAACCCCATCATTGCTAGTCCAGCATATATGGCTCGCAGATGCTCTTTGTCCTCATTGCTCATTTATTCTCCATTAAGGTTCTTATTTGCGTCATAACAAGATCATCCAATCTAAGGTTTTTGTAAGCAAAGTCTGTAATTCCAGGAGTTCTCTTAATCTCAGCAACAATATCTCTAATGGCTTGGTTATAACCACTTCGATACTGATCTCCGCCATCCAGCATCATGCAGATTGCATCACGGATCAACCCAGATGCCTTTCTTTGCTTAGCAAGGCCTGATATCTTGTCGTGATACTCTTTAGGGAGATACACGCTATAAGGTATCAGTTTCTTTTCAATTACTCTTTTTTCCATGCTTCAAATCCTTTTTTAAATTGAATGAATTTCTCTCTTGCCGCATCGTTGGTTTTAAGGTCTGCTCTTGAATCAATATCAAAATAAAACTTAAACCATTCGGTGCATTCGCCTTCAGAAGATATCGTGTCAGAACAAGCTACATCAACATACATCCAAAAGTCTCTATCTCTGCATAACATTCCGGCAGATGCTACCTCTGGGTGGTGTTTAGGGCGCTCATAAGGCATCTCCTCATCATTCAAACGTACCATAACCACCATATACCGAGAACCAACAAAGTCACGCATCAAGTCGCCAGGCAAGTCATCCGGATGGACTGCGATACTTAGCAGATAACCATCTTTAGACTGCCTTAACCCTGTTTTAACGCCTTCAAATTGAATAGTATCTGCCATACTAGAACGGAATAGATTCGTCGTCATCTTCCTCTTTAGGAGCATTTTCCTTCGGAAGAGGAGTCATTGTATTTAATTTCAATGATAGATATTTTGTGCCAGTGGTCGGAGACTCAGCAGTCCATCCGCTGAATTTAATTTCAATCAATTGGCTTGTAGATTCTTCAATTAAAGACATGATGTAATGCTTGTCTAGCTTCATAGACCCAAACATATCGGGAGACTTTTCATGCTTCTTGTCTTTAGTTCTAAATAAAGCACCGCTATTTGGGTAATCCATTATGATAATTCCTTCTTGGTGATGTTAAAAACGTTGATAATTTCTTCGTAAACAGTAATATTTGTTTCTTTTAACTTGTCGTAAATAACGCGATTTACTTTATAAATATTGTTGACATCATCCTTTGTCTTTGCAATTGCCAATAAAATATTGGTTGCTTCTTGAACAGTTACTTGCCACTCTCCTTCCTCTTTAAGTTTTAATTGCCACGGGCCTTCCTTGCCTTTTAAATTCGCTGAATCAATTTTTGGCTTGGGAGTCTCTTCTTTAGGCTCTTCTTTTGTTTCTACCTTAGGCTCTACCTTTGCTTTTACTTCTACTTTTGCTGGTGGCTCAGCGGCATCTACAGAATCGTGCTCAACTAGATCAAGCGCCATTAGATAAAGGTATCTGCGAAAATACGTATGGCTACTACCCATCAGCTGTATGGGTTGCACACGATCCATGCTTGCCATTACTAACGGGGAAGTGAAGGTAACAAATGATCTCTCCTCGCCATCCACATCATAAATAGTGAGGTATGCCGTATCTGTGGTAAATGAAACCACTCCGCATAGGCCTACATCATTAAAAATACCGGTAACAGCTGGCATGAAGTCGCCTAATTCAAAGTAATTAAACTTGGCAAACGCATTCTTCCCGGATTTACTCAATGAAATCTTATTAAGCCGATTTCTAGCCTCTTGCAATTTCTTATATACAGTCATATCTTAATCCCCTATTAAAATGAAGTTGGTTGTGCGATTGAGCGAACCATCGCCATAAACCCTTTTTGTAAATCCGTTTTGGCAATTGCTACCCATCTTTGATCAATACCATTTGTTTTTTCCATTTCTACAATCATCCCACCAATTAAATTTGCTATTTCTTTAATGTCATTAATGTTTTTGATTTCGTCATCTGTTAACTCTCTATAACCTTTAATCATTTTTCAACCTCTTTCTTAAATAGTCTTAATAAAATTTCTCTTGCCAAAGTTTCAGCGTTAAATTTTTTATAAGCGTTATAAAGATGCTCGTCTGTCATTTCGCTTATCTTCAATCTTCTGCCATCCTTGGTTGCCCAAATATTGCTTGACTCTCGAGTTGGAAAAAATTCTCCAAACCGATTTGGCGGCCCTATGTCAATAGCCTGTTCTTCAGCCCAGCTCATGTCTTACTCGCTTTCTTTGATTGCATGATTTAATTCTTTTAACATGCCATCCACAATATAATGAAAAATTTTAGGCTCATGCTCTTCATCTGAAAATACTCTTCGAATTTGAAATATTTCTTCATTAGAGTTGTATTTATATAATTGAATGTGTAATTTTTCTGCAAGCATTAAACGTTCTCCAAATTTGTATAGGCAATTCTTCCCGTACATTTATACTTAACTACTTCAGAATCAAAATCATATGAAACAGTAAGCATTGGAAGTCTTCGCCAATACATTACTATGCGTGGATTTGCGGATAAAAAACTTAATAAATCTATTAAAAATTTTTCTTTGGCTTTTTGTTCCGTGTCAAACCCCATGTCATATCCATCAGAACTTGGATTAACCCCAAAAAAAGCGCCTTGCCATTTTGTGCGACCAGACTCGGGAATAGCACCAAAACCCGCTAATTGAACATCATCACTCATTTTTCCCTCGCTTCCATCATTGAATTGGCTAAATCATAAGACACACTAGTAATATAATCTTGGTCTATATCATTACTAGATGTAACAATGCCTAATAAAATTGATTGCATTGCTTTAGCAGCGAAGTAATCTCTTAAATCCATGCCTTTATGCTCTTCAATTGCAAAATCACCATTAACTTCAGATATATGTATTTCTTTGCATGGAAATGCTTTCATTTAATCACCTCTGCAAATATAAGTTTTTTTGATTCACCATCAAATGTAAGTTTGAGATTATCCATTTCATGTTGAAAGGTTTTTGGTTCATATACAGATTCAAGATAAGCAATAGTAAATCTAATTTCTTTTTTTAACTCTAATGGTTTGATTCTTACAGCTTCTTGATAGTAAAAATCTCTTATATCGGTTATGGGAAACCAGCATTGAGTTACTTCATTACTAAAAAAATACTCACAATCTTTCCCATCGGCAAAAGCTTTAATTACTTGTGAATGTTGATGTTTCATTTTGTTCTCACTCCTTAATGTAACTTTTATATAGGGTTTCAGCATGTCTTGGCTTATGATAGAATTTTCTATTCTTAAAATCCTTTTCCTCCAAAAAGGCATTAGGTTGCTCCAACATAATTCTATCTATTGCAAGATTTAATAACTCATTCGGCTTACCAAATAAAGGATCTTTTGGATCTCTTGCTACTGCCCGTAACATAGCTTGTTGTCTTTCACCTAGCATTTTTCTCTCCGAATAAATAGTCTTTGCGATATTCTGATGGTGGCACCCATCCCGTTTTCTTCCATGTTGCTAATACGTCAGAACCAGACTTATAAACAAATCTTGAATTCTTTATGGTTGCTAATTCACTCATTGCTTCTCCAAATATTCTTTATATTGATTACAAAATTGATTGACTTGGCAATAATCCTTACACCGGCGTCTTTCCCCTTTTCTTACTTCTAATTCATACCCCTTGCCGAGCTCAGCCAACTTTTGGTCGGCTTCCTCTTGAGTTGCGTGTAAAGATTTTGCCCTTACTCCGCCCGTCTTTTTGATTGCATAAACTGTTTCCGTTTCCCACATTTCTGATGGTGTGCAAGGCGTATAACCCTCTCCAATTTCTGTAGATAGATGCGCGTTGCTATGTAAGGTAATGCGATCCTTAATAAACTGTTCTCTTTCCGCAAAACTCCATAAGGTAATTGGGATTACTTTAATGGGTGCTTCTGGGTAGTTTTCTTTAGTCTGAGACTCTCGCTTATTCCAATCACGAATAATGGCCACAATGCCTAAATCAGTCACTGGTGCGCCCTTTACTGCTTCGACAAGATATGCATAAATATTTAACTGTTGTTCCCATTCAGCCTTTTCTTGCATTGCTGCCCAAGCACCCGTAGTCTTGTAATCTTTGACGCTAATACCTTGATCACTGATTTCTTGAAGGTCAATTGCACCGGAAATATTCCATCCATCTACTGTAGTGTGGATTCTTTCTTCAACAATTGTTCCCTCTGTTTTCCCATGCTCTAAGATAGAGTGCATGGCAGTGCCGAATAATGCAAATATTTTGTCAGCCACATCTTCCTCGAGATCATCCCAATGCTTACGTTTTAATTGAACAATCTGCGGACTATTTAATAGTTCTGTAACAGATAGGTGAGCTCTCCCTTTTGAATAAGTAGATCGCTTTGTTAGATTGACAAATACTTCTGGTAAACCAAATTTATTAGTGAGATGCATTTTTTATTTCCTTGAAGAATTTTTTAATTGTTGAAACGTGCCATAAGTTTTTTTTCATCTTACTTGCCTGCCAAATATGATTGCGATTTAAAACACTTTTTTGGGATAAATCAGGCTTCGGAAAATTACCAGCATAAATTCTTTGTTCTAAACATTTTTGATTTATTTTAAAAATATCAATTAAATCTCTCATGCCTAAACAACTATCATCTGCAAGGTCTTTCAACCATTCCGGCTCGCTGATATTTGTGTAATCTATTTTCATGATTCCCCCTTGTGTATAATAACAATATCAAACCCATTTAACGGTGTCAACAGATGATACATCTATTTATTCATGTGTGATAAAAAACAACACATCCTTTATTTTCCTTATCCGCCCTCAGTCAACAACATGTATCTAGCATCCGGACATAGAAGATATATTTCCAAGAGAGGGATGGATTTTAAATCTGCGGTGGCTAATATCTGTCAAAGTTTAGAAGGATTCGGGGATTCTAAGGTAGAAATATCCATAGTGTTGTATCCGCGCGACAAAAGATTGTTGGATATAGATAATTGTTGCAAAGCAATATTAGATTCTATGCAAGGCTATATGTATGAAGATGATCAGCAAGTCTGGAAATTAACAGTTGAACGTGGTGAAAAGGTTAAAAACGGCGGATGCCAGGTTATAATTAAAGAATACCTGTGAGAAGGTCTTTAGGGGGTTTGGACTACTTGGTCGCCCCCATTTTTTTATTGACATTCCATGAAATCCCTTTACAATTATATTTAACAGTTCCCCCTGTTCACACCCCCCTGTGTGGTTGCCCTAGCCTAAAAAACTAGGGCAATTTTATTTCTAACTGCAAACGTTTGCAGAAGTGACAAAAATATTTGCACATTCCCATAGATTTGATACAATATTTGTATTGCGGAGTAGAAAACGCAGAAAACCTCTTGATAGATATATTGTTAGGACATTTTAATAAGTTGCGTGGATGACTTACCTAAGTGCCCTTTTCTACAGCAATATATCTTTCAAGAGGTTTTTTCATTTCTACTGGCAATCGCAGAACGGCGATACAGATGGTTGGTCTCAGCTACCTTACATGAGACGTTGCTAATGACCGAGCAATTAAATGAAACAGGTTGCGCTTCGCAGTATATACACAGGGCGGCGCAGTCAGACTTAAATGGGTACTGATACGAACAAGACATGATTAAGGTGATGCATAGGGAGTTTGGCCGACTCTAGTTGATAGGCGTCTTGGAAGAAGAACATTATCTCAGGAAGCAGTGGACGCAAGTCGGCTGGCATTTGGTTGATATCTTATTTAGCAGGCATATCACCATCTCGCCCTGTGGTTTAACCTATTCTTATCACAGATGACATCATTTTAATTCATGTGTGATATAGTAGATTCATTAAAAGGAGAAAAGATGTTATTAGAACTAAGTAAGATTAAGATTGATGGCGGTACACAATCAAGGGAAAGAATCAGCGTAGAGGTAATCAATACCTATATAGAGAGCAGTAAAGAGGGATCAATATTTCCGCCAATCGAAGCATTTTATGATGGTGTAAATTATTACTTGGTGGATGGTTTTCACCGGTATTTCATGTATCAGAAGCTCGGCACTAGCAAGGTTGAGGTCAATGTCCGTAATGGCACAATCCGAGATGCTCAGTTGTATTCCTTTGGGGTCAATGCCGAGCATGGTTTCCAGAGAACCAATACAGATAAAAGAAAGGCAGTCACTACAGTATTAAATGACATTGAGTGGTCGGAATATTCAGACAGAGAGACGGCTAAGATATGTAAGGTATCCGCTACTTTTGTTGCCAATATGAGAAAAGAGTTATCCATTGAAAGACCTTCAAAGAAAGCAGTCACCATGAAGGGCAAAAAAACAACAATGGAGACTACCAACATAGGAAAAAAAGAAGATCCGAAACCAGAAGCAGATAAAATAGAAGATTACAATCCGGCAGATGATGAGATAAAAGAGTTATCGTTTGTTAATCAAAAGCTAGTGGAAGAGAATCAAATCCTTAAGACAAAAGAATTAGCATTGTCAGGGGATGAGGAAAAAGTAGTAAATGAAATAAATGAATTGCAGAAAAGAGTTAAGGTTTTAGAGTCAGAATTAAGCGTAGTAAAGAATTCAAGGGATCAATTTCAAAACAAAAATGCCGAGTTAATTAAAGAAGTAACCTACTGGCGCAACAGATGTAAGAAATTGGAAAAATAAACACCGAAGATAGGCGGTATCTTATCAGGGAGAGAAAATGCTTCAATTACGGGAACATCAGAAAGTAGTAGTAGATAAGTTATTAGAGGGCTTTAAAAGTCACCGAAGTCAGATTTTATATGCGCCGACAGGTTGCGGTAAATGTTTGGGAAAAGGGACTCCAGTTTTAATGTTCGATGGGACTATTAAAACGGTGGAAAATGTTGTTGCTGGGGACTTATTAATGGGACCGGATAGCCTTCCTAGAACTGTTTTATCTACCGTTAAAGGAATTGGCGAATTATACAAAGTAACACCAACAAAAGGTGATTCATACATTGTAAATGATGCTCATATTTTGTCGTTAAAAATAACAGGAGGGGCAACAAGATGGGATTGCTCTCGAAGTGACAAATATAAAACTGGAAAAATTTACAATATAAATGTTTTAGATTATTTAAAAGAATCTAAGACTTTTAAACATTGTGCAAAAGGATGGAGAACGGGGGTATTGTTTGAGGAAAAGTACCAACCAATTAATCCATATTATCTTGGCTTATGGCTAGGGGATGGAATATCAAAAACAACAGCAATATGCACAGAAGATCAAGAGATACTAGAGGAAATATATAAAGAAGCTGAATTTAGAAAGTTATCAGTAAAAATTGACTTTCAAAAAAATAACAATTCAGTTGTTGCTTATATTACATCTGGCAGAAAGAACAACAATAGTTTGTTAAAAGATTTTCAATCATTAAATTTAATTAGTAACAAACATATCCCTCATTCTTATTTAACTGGCAGTGAGTTTCAAAGGCTAGAATTATTAGCAGGTTTAATTGATACAGATGGGTCTTTAAGTAGAAATTGTTTTGATTTTGTGCAAAAAAATAAAAGACTTGCCCATGAAGTTGTTTATTTAGCAAGGTCTTTGGGTCTTGCGGCTTATATAGTTGAGTGTCAAAAAAAATGTCATAACAATGGCAAAGTAGGGATATATTGGAGAGTTTCCATATCTGGTAACACAGATAAAATTCCTTGCAGAATACCAAGAAAAAAAGCCACAACAAGATTAATAAAAAAAGATGCGCTATCAGTTGGCATTACAGTAAATTCAATTGGAACTGGCGAATATTTTGGTTTTGAAATAGATAAAGATAAATTATTTTTATTGGGTGATTTTACGGTAACGCATAATACTGAAATGGCAATTGCTATTATGGCGGAGTATGCCAAGCAACATAGAAAAGTATCCATGATTCTTGATCGGATTGTATTGGTTGAGCAAACCAGTCTGCGACTTGGTAAATACAACATACCGCATGGGGTATTACAAGCTGGACACTGGAGACATAGACCGCAAGAGCATATCCAAATCTGTTCAGCGCAAACACTAGAATCTAGAAGCATTACTCCGGACATGGAGTTATTGATTTATGATGAGTGCCATGTAAAACGCAAGGGCATTATTGACATCATTGAAAAGAATCCCCATCTCAAAGTAATCGGTTTAACTGCTACACCATTCACCAAAGGGTTGGGTAAAATCTATTCCAATGTCGTTAATGCCCCCACTACGCAAGAGTTGATTGAAGATAGGTGGCTTACACCATTAAAAGTGTTTATTGCTAAAGAAATCGACATGACGGGCGCCAAAAAAGTTGCTGGTGAATGGTCGGAAGCTGATATTACAGATCGCGGTATGAAGATTACAGGTGATATCGTTGCAGAATGGCATAAGAAAACCTATGAAATATATGGCAAACCTGTTAAAACAGTTGTGTTCTGTGCTGGCGTGGATCACGGCAGAGATTTAGAGAAAAACTTTAAACAATCGGGGCATAATTTTGTTTCAATCTCATATAAAGAAGATAGTGAATACAAAAGACAGGTTATTGAGGAATTCTCAAAACCCGACTCAGAAATTATCGGACTAATCGCTACGGATATTCTTACAAAAGGGTTTGATGTATCAGATGTAATGATTGGCATATCTGCTAGGCCTTTCAGTAAATCATTAAGCTCTCATGTTCAGCAGATGGGCAGAGTAATGCGAACGCATGAAGGCAAGGAATTTGCGACTTGGCTAGATCATTCCGGAAATTATCTTCGTTTCAGAAAAGACTGGGACGATTTATATGAGTATGGCGTAAAAGAATTAAATGAGGGCAAGGAATCGACTAGGGCTGAACCAACAGAAAGAGAAAAGAAAGAATCTAAATGCCCTGCTTGTGCTGGTTTGTGGACATCTAAAACAAATACGTGTGATGAGTGCGGATTCGAGAAAAAGATTAATAATCATATTGTTTCAGTTGCCGGAGAGCTCAAAGAATTAGACGGTAAAATTAAACAAAAGAACATTAATCAAGAAAAATTCTATGCTGAGTTACTATATTACGGCAGAGAAAGAGGATACAAAGATGGATGGTCTGCTCATAAATTTAAAGAAAAGGTTGGGGTATTCCCGCCGAAAGCATGGGGCGTTGTTCAAGCAATACCGCCAAGCTTTGAGACGGCTAATTGGATTCGTTCAAGATCAATCGCATACGCAAAAGGAAAAGCAAAATGGAATTCATCGACTTCGCCCAGCAACACGGGCTTATTATTGACAGATTAGAAATTAATTCATGGACAAGGGTTTCAACGGAAGATAAACCAAGTAAAAAGAATGGTTCGTATATTTGGGATGGGCAATCTGGTGCAATTCAAAATTGGGCTATCCATGAGAAACCTATCTCATTCCGTAGTAAAAACTATGACCCGTTTAGACAGATTGATCGACAGAAAATTAAGGATGATCAGCTAGAGAAGCAATCTAAAGCAAAGTCAAAGGCGGTTTTTATGCTGAATCATGCTACGGACATGACCCATTTATACCTTGCCCGTAAGGGTTTTCCAGATTTAAAAGCACCCGTATGGAATAATCTGCTATTAGTCCCTATGCGAATTGACGGAAAATTGGTCGGTTGCCAAATGATAGACAGTGAGGGAAGTAAGAAGTTTTTGCGTGGACAGATTACTAAAGGTGCTTCGCTGGTAATCGACAATAAAGGTCGTGATTTAATTGTTGAAGGATATGCCACTGGGTTATCGGTGAGGGAAGTTCTGAAACAAGCTAAAAAGAGATACACAATTCATGTATGTTTTTCTGCTCAGAATATGCTGGAAATTGCAAGGGGAAAGCATGACCCGTTAGTAATCGCTGATCATGACAAAATCGGACTCCAAACCGCCCAAAAGATAGGGCAATATTGGAAGTCCGACATTGAGGGTTACGATTTTAATGATGCGTTTTTGCATGGAGATGTAGGGAATATCCTAGACTTGATCTAAGTAATTCAATCCCCTCTTGGTAATCGAGCAAGTTTTACCTCGCCCGTCTCCTTCGTTTCTTATCATAGTGATATAACCATTGTTTTTAAGCCACATGATTGACTTGTGAACAGTGTTTCTAGTCGCTATTTCCATATCAACGGCACTATCTATTACCAGCATTACATTTCGTCTTGGCAAGGTTTTTATAAGGTCTAAGATAACCTCTGCATGGACACTCATACCCTGTAATATCCTTGCTTGGTGATGATCAGTTGGCGTCATGCGGATCAATCTCCTCATAATCTTGATCGTCAATATACTCATCTTCGTGCATTTCAAGCAAAATAGAATCATGGGCATAATCATACGGGTGTTCACCGTTTGGGACATCCACTTCTACAATAATTCTTCTACCAACATTGTAAGTAACTTTATATCGTTTCATATTGTTCATTTGTTTTTCCTTAAATTGCGTAAATATTCGTCAATATGACACTGCATTGACTCCCAATTTAACCCTTGATTAGAATCTAAATACTTGTCGGCTCGCCTTAAAATTTCTCGGCAATCATCATCTGTTATTTCATGATCGTCCCAATCCCCATTTTCTATATCTGAAATATGCCACCAATCAGCAATCCAATTCGGATTACTAAGTCGTAAAATATCCTCAACATCTGGAATGGCTTGATCTTCCGGTAAATCAAATTCAATAACTACTTTCATACTTCCCCCTTAAAAATAAAAACTGTGAATTGATAAATCTTGGCCATCACCTAAAATTGTGGTTTCTGCATCTTCCATATCTCCATATAGGGCTAACATATCCTCATTAATGCAAATTACTTTTCCGTTTTTTAAGGTATAACAGTCCACTTTGTTCCCGCCACCATTAAATATAGTTTCTTTTTTAGTAATAAAACTCATTTATTTATCCCCAAAATAATGTTTAACCAATGCTTCTGCATACCAAGTCGGCAAATAAGTTGAATATCCTTTTTGCGTAGGTATGTGAAACCCATCTCCTTTTGCTAATTTTGCATAAGCTAAAAGTTTTTTTAATTCATCAACGCCAAACCCTTCAAAAAATTCAAAATCGTTTACACGAAAAGATTTGTATTTTTTACCTTCAGTTGTTTCTTCTTCATAACCGCCACTTGTTCTATGGTAATTTACATATCCGTCAAAAAACCCCATTATAAAACCTCCTCAATTCTAAATTCTTGAATGTCATACGGGCTATCTATATTCCCGTGTAAATACTCTCTATTTTCCTCGTCAATAAAATCAGCTAAAGCACTGATCGCCTGTTCTTTAGTCTCAAAATACTCTGATTCCGTTGTGCCGTCTTCATTGGTAATTGTCCAAGTATTAACCCAGCCATCACACAATGTATAGTGTTGTATTTCATATTTCATACTAACTCCTCCCATTTTCTTTGTCTTTGCTCTAAATAAATACCATCACTCCAATTGGTTGATTCACCTTTAACGGAGTAAGCCACTACACTTTCATAATCATCTACGATATAAAAATGGAGAGTCCAATTTTTTAAATTCCAAGTCCATTCATGAGATTTCCTAATGTCATTTTCGAAGTTATTCCATAATATTTTTACCGCCCGCTTTAAATGGTTTCTTTGACTCATAATATTTCCTTTGCAGTTGGAGACCACTCATTAGAATCCCATATACGCCCGTTATAACTCATGTATCCGTATAACTTGCCGTCCTTTAAAACCCGTGCCGTTCCCCAATTACCAGCACCTAAGTCGTTATCCCCTAAAAACTCGTAAATCTCGTCTCGGAGGGCTTCTAAGGTGTTGGCGGTAAATGTCTTGGGCTTAACGGGATTAGTGTATTGGTTTCTATCCGGATTGCCCATAAAAGTAGGTTTAACTTGATACATTATTCAATCTCCTCTACTTCTTCAATTGTAAAATCTCGTCTGTTTACTAAATCGTCATTACTCCAATTTAAATCTAAAGCTTTTTCCCAAGCTTGATCCTCATTATCTGCTTCGATTTCTTTAGTAAAATAAACTATTTCACTAGCACGAATATAATATTTAGTCATTTTCTTTCCCCTTAGTTAGTGTCAATGACTACTCTGCCAAAATACAATTTTCCCTTAACCCGTTTACATAATGTCGGTTCATTAAATTCAACGATCATTGTGCTAAATGGCTCTTTATCGTCCGCTAGTTCTACGGGAACAAGTCCAATTAAACCACTATCAACGCAAAATTTCCGTCCGGCATTACTTGGGTATTCCCCGTCCCCGTAAGCAGTTTTAAAAGCTAATATTTCAAACCCATCAATAGTAACTAATGGCGTTTTAAAATAATCTGTTTGTTCTAAAATATTTCCCCATGACTCATTTAGCGAATAGCATGGATCACCTAAATAATACTTACCAGCTTGAATTGTTACTTTCATAAAATCCCCTCATGTTCAAAATACAAATTTAAATAATCGTAAGCTTGTTTTTCTGTTTCAAACCATTCATTATTTAATACTTCGTTATCCACTAGATCATAGATATACCAATGATCTCCGCCCTCATATTCATCAGCTGGTAACTCTTCTTCTAAAACAATAAATCTATCTTCCATGATATTTCCCCTTGTTTGTTTAAGACTATCTCTCGATAGTTTCGGGTAATAAACCCTCATCAGTTAAACTTTTTTAAATTTCTTACCCAAGAATCATAATTAGAATGTTCTTCAGAAAATGAAAACTCTATTCCTTGTTTTTTTAATTCCCGTAAAACTAACGGTAAATCGCAGTCTTCCTCAAGATATGCGTTATCGTCTTTTTTATAAGAAAAATTACTAATCTTATTGTTCAGTCCTAAATCTTTAATTAAAGAAATAGGAATCTCTCCCCAGCCGTGCGACGGATCGCAAATAAATCTAAATTTCATAATTTCCCCTTTGATAGTATGATTCGTTTAATATATTCCCAAAAAAAATAAATATCAATTTTTTTTTAAGAATTCATGATAAATGCAACATAAAAGAAATACCCCAAGAGTATTCCAAATAGCGTGGCAGTGAGCCATTCCCAAAAGTTATTCATAATACCCTTTCAATTGTATGTAATTGGCTTATTCCATCTGACAAAGCGATAACATCATTTACCCGTAAAAGCGTGATTCGTTTACAATCGTCTTTAGAATACCCGTTATCTTCTGTAAAAAAATTTCTGTCCAATAAACTTACACTAGAATATTTTTCTGTTTTCCATTTTGCTAAATATTTCATAATTTCTCCATGTTTAAAACAATTCCATAATTTTTTGGGTAATTTTTGCAATAAAATCCGTTTCCAAAGTTATCCATATAATAAGTGTTTTCATTCCCGTATTCAGTTATTTTTATGGTTTTTTGTGATAGCCAAGTGTCTACGGTAATTTGTGATATTTCTTTCATAGTGATCCTTTTAATTGGGTTATTTTTTTTTCCAGCTTTACAATGGATCGCTTAGCTAATCTAATTAACTCTTTATTTTCCGTTGAGTGAATAATGATCAATTGATCTTCTACACATTCCGTGAGAGATAATATTTTTTTGATAGTGGCTTCCTCTTCCCACAATTTTCGGTTGAATTCGCAGTCTGCTAATCCGAATTTTTCCATTTCTTGAAGTAATGACACGATTATTTTCCTTTTAAAAGTTGCGATAATTCTTGCCTTCTGTCATCCCATAACCCGCACCAATATATAAAAAACCCGCTTTCGCTTGCTTGTTCTTCGTTTAACGGTTCGCAGTAATCGCCTTCAATATTTTGATGATCATTAAAAACGGGTAGATAGATTTTTAATAATCTTTTAATTCTTAATTCTTTCATAATTTCCCCTTTAAAGCCCGTTTTTAGGCGGGCTAATAATGTTTAATAAAATGCTTCTAAGTAATCCTCAAGGCTCGTGATAAGCCCGTCAAAATCTTCTGATTCTCCAAGTAAACCCGCCATCATGTAAACTGTTGCCCTGGCTATTTCAAAATCTTCAGCTAAACTGTTCAAATAATCTTTTCGGTTTTTAAACCCGTTTTCAATGTAATAATTCATTTAATTCCCCGTTTCAATTTGTGTAAAATATTTTCTTTCCATTTCGGGAATTATTACTATTTCCCCGTTTTCATTTCTAAATTCGTTTAAATCGTCGTCAAGTGCTTTTCCATCTTGATCAATAAAAGTAATTAACTCATAATCCTCTATCATGATTTCCCCTTAAAATTGTGTTGATAATAATTGTTTAACTAATGAATAATCTTTATTGGTGAGGGCGTTATATATACCCTCGTTTTCTAGTGCAATACTTGGATCAATCATAAAATCGCTACATAGTGCTATAAATTCTTTCAATGTCATAAAATCCCCTTGTATAGTGCAAAATAGCACCCGTAAACCCTCGTAAAAGGGCTTACAGTTGATATTTAAAATTGCAAATATATCAATGTTTCATTACTTGTTTTATCTACAAAATGGGTATTTTCACAAAGGTATTCGATCGCTTCTTCCATGCTCATTTTTCCATCTTCCGAATAATCTCGGTTAAATTCATCGAGTGTTTGCTCGGTGTAATCACAGCACAAGGCGATAACATCTAATTCTATTTCTTCGCCTAGATCATTTTCTAATTCTTCCAAGTAATCAAATAGTGCTTGTAATCCCTCATATGAGAAATTGTTAGGGCGGATCGCCTTGAATTCGTCCGAGAATTGATAAAAATTTATAGTTTGTTTCATGGTTTAAACTCCTTTAATTAAATTGAATTGAATACAATTAGCGTATAGGTTTGATATCTCGCACCTGTTAAAATCCGGTTCATTTTGTAAATAGTAGTCTGTTAGCTGGAGATCATTAGAGTTAAACTCTCTCATTAAGTGGTCTAAAAACCCGTTTAGTTCTTTTTCTTCGTGATCTTCTAAGCCGGAGTAATCCCCGTTAACTATTGCACTAGCATAGTGGGAAGCGATCGTAAAAATTAAGTTATCCATTTAAAACCCGCCATTCTTTAAAATATAGATAGCACCTAGAAAAAAACCTAGTGCAGTATGAAATAAAATAAAAAAAATTTCTTTTAATAAAATCATTTAATTCCCCTGTAAGTGATAGACGGGTTTCCCCGTCATTGGTTATTGTTGCATTAAGATGATAAGTCCGGACATTACTATTAGATAAACCGGAAAACTCCAAGATATAAACTTATTCATAATTCACCTTTAATTAAAACATTGTTGATAAAAATTTAATACATGTGTTTATATTATCATCATTTATAACCCTGGCAAGCGTTTTAATTACTTTTTTTGTAAATAATTCAAACTAAAAACCCTAATGGTTTTATATACAGTGCTTAACTGTTGTTATTTACAGTGGTGTAGATTTGAACAGTAATCGTGATATACTTGTTTTATACCCTAGTAGATTACTTTTATATAGATCATGGATAAACCAAAAAAGCCCGTTAAGATCATCAACCGTAAACAAGTGCTAGAAGCTTTGGATCAGATACCTATGGAGAGTATCATAAAAGGTGAGGGAAAGAAGAGAAGTTTAACAACAAAACAGAAGGGATTTGTAAGAGATGTTGCACTAGGTAAACCTAAGGCAGAAGCTTACAGAAATAACTATAACACCAAGTCTAAAAAAGTTTATCAAGGTAATGAAGCGTTCAAGCTGGCAAATAACCCAAAAATTGCCAATGAGATAGAAGCGTTTAAGGTAGCTATTGAAGCACAATCATATCAATCCAGCACTCAATTAAAGGCCTTTATCATGCACCAGCTTACATTACACGCTCTCAATGAGGATAATCCCCCAGCTTCTAGAATAAGATCGCTGGAATTACTTGGCAAGTCCTATGATGTAGGACTATTCGAAGATAGAAAAGTTGTAACAACAATCAATCAGAGTAGCGAAGTTAAAACAAAACTTATCAATCAGATTAAGTTAATGCTATCTAATAATCAATCAATCAATCAATCAATAACAGATATAACTATTGATGATGGAGATTCTTTACTGTCTGAAATCAATGGCTTTTCTGGCAACGCAAACGGAAATTCAGGTGGTGATGAGGCGAACCCCACCCCACAAATGCTTGTTAGGGGAGGTGCTCAGGATATACATAGTATTCCACACATTGAATCACACGATATTCACACATTACAATCCAACAAAAACAAAAATGCACACTCACAAGTCATTGATAATGAAGAAGAAAATATTGCTTCTGCAAACGTTTGCAGTTACCAAGATGAGAATGATTCTCAACAAGGGGGTGGGGGTATTGAAAAATTGCTAGAGGATACGGATAAAGAAATAGGAAACACCCCCGTCAACAGTTTGAAAACAAAAGGGTAGGGGGGTATATATTTTGGATAAACGACTATTAGAGATATTGAAATTACTTACCCCTATGGAGCAGAGAGAGTTATATGTTCTATTGCATCAGATGTATTACCGTAGGTTAGAGAATAGAGCTTGGGATGACACTGGCACCTTAATACGGGAATTAATGAAAAAATGACGCCGCGCCAAAAGGAAGTGTATATGGTGATTGAGGAATTTTGGAAGCGATATGGTTATGGGCCATCCGTGGATGAGGTGATGTATGTAATGAATGCTAAGGGTCGAGGGAATATTCACCGGATGATGAAAAGACTTGTAGAGCTTGGGCATTGTAAGTCGATGCCGGATAAAGCAAGGACGTATAGACCGAAGGGTGTGAGGATGTATCTATGAATCTAGAGCAAATACTAGACCAGCTTCCCCCGATGGAGCGCGAGGAGATATTGCGGACGGCGATGGAGTTGATTGAGAGTGAGGGGCGGGAGAAGGCGCAAAAAGAATTCATGGAGTTTACGAAGAGTATGTGGCCAGGTTTTATTAATGGGCGGCATCATAAGGTGATGGCAAAGAAGTTTCAGGAGATAGCAGAAGGGAAGATTAAGAGACTGATTGTGAACATGCCACCGCGACACGCTATAATGGTAGATATGAAGATACCTACTACCAATGGGATGAAACCAATGTCTGACCTTATTGTCGGAGATTTTGTATTTGGACCGGATGGGTTGCCAGTTGAGGTAATTGGCAAGTCAGATGTTTTTAAAAACAGAGAACTATATAGAGTATGGACAGATGATAACGCTTACATAGATGTTGATGGCGAACATCTATGGACTGTACGGTTAGATAGGAAAACAAAAGTATATAAAGATTACACAACGGAACAATTATGGCGTAGACAAAATGGTGAATTTTTAAGAACCAAAAGAAACGGTGTTATTGAATTTTTATTAAAAAAAATAAAAACTCCAAGATTGCCAAGATTGCCAGATGTTTCTCCAGTTCAATATAAAAGAAAAAATCTATTAATTGATCCTTATGTTTTAGGTGTTTGGTTGGGTGATGGAAGTAAAGGTAGCGGTGTAATAACATCCAAAGATGATGATGCTTTTTATATTCGACCAGAAATAGAAAAAAGAGGATATAAAACAACAAACCAAAACACAAAATATACGTTTGGGATTCTCGGGTTGCAAGCACAACTAAAACAATTGGACATTTATAAGAATAAACACATACCTAGAGAATACCTTGAGGCATCAATAGATCAGCGAAAAGATTTATTAAAAGGATTAATGGATACAGATGGTAATGTATCTAAAGAAGGCCAATGTTTCTTTGCGCAAAGTAATTTTAATTTTATAGAGCAAGTTGCTGAGTTAATTAGAAGTTTAGGTGTTAAAGCAAATATTATTGCATCTGAAGCAAAAATTGGCGATAAATCTTATGGGGCAACATGGAAAATATCCTTTTATGCAAAAGATGTATTTTTATTACCAAGAAAAGAAGATCGTACATTAAAAACCAAAAGAACATTTGGTAGGTATATAAAAATTGAAAAACTTAATAAAACTGCTGATACGCAATGTATTAAGGTTAATAGAGAAGATGGTCTTTTTTTGGCTGGAGAAGGATATATTTGTACGCATAATACCAAGTCT